ACAAGTGCCTTACAAGAAGCAATAACAAAAATAGAAACTCTTGAAGCTAGAGTACAAACATTGGAGAACGCATAATGCCTTTTACTTTATTAAAACCGACAGGAATTGATTTAAGTCAAACCTTTGCTTTTACTGGTAGTGTTACAGGTGCAGGAGGTGGTAAAATTAATCAGGTCATTCAAACAATTTTTTCAACAGATACAGATTTTGCAGGTGTAAGTTTTCAAGACATAACTGGAGGAGGAAATACACTTTCAGCTACTATTACTCCAACAGCAACTAATTCAAAAGTTTATGTTAATTATACAATACAAGCACAGCATAACAGCAATAGAGGATATATGACACAAATAGAACGAGCAATAAGTGGTGGAGCAACATCTAATATTTTTACACAACCTAACCAAAAAGATACTTACGGTAATGGTGATACAAATGCTAGTAGAAGTTCAGTACAATATTTAGATTCTCCAAGCACAACTTCAGCAACAACTTATACAATACAAATTGGAACTGATGGAGCTCAAACAGTTACTATTGCTCAAAGTGGCTCTCAATGTATGATTACATTAATGGAGGTATTAGCATGACTTATGTACCTAAACCAACAATAGGAAAAGCCATAAAATCTATAAATGCAAATGCAGAATTTTCATGTTCATCACATGATACTACAATGTTAGATGCGATTGTTTGGCATAACAATACAACACCAATAGCTAAAGAAGATATTATTGCCAAATATAATGAATTAGTTACAGCATGGGAGAATAGCGAATGAGTTATATAGGCAGAGGAATTGACCAAATAGATAATATATCAACTTTAGATAATTTATCTTTTAGTGGTAGCACAGCAACATTTAACCTAACACAAAACTCAGTAGCTTT